GAAGATCTTCACGGTGGTCCGTTCCTGTGCGGTCAGTTGGTGACGGTGAAGCCGTGGGCCTTGCCCAGGGCGGTGAGCGATGCCTTGCCGGGGATGCCGTCGGCCGCGTTGCCGGTGTAGCCGCCGCCGGTCTTGGACCGCTGCCACGCGGCGTAGGCAGTGACGGTGGTCGTGCCGAAGTGGCCGTCGGCGTATCGCTTCTCCAGTAGCCCGGCGGCGACGAGCGCGGCCTCGACGGTGCGCACGCCGGCGTAGGTGACGGGGGTGCCCGCCATCTTCGGGTTCGACTTGGCCGCGGCGACCAGCTTGGCCAGAGAGACGGACGGCTTCGGCGGAGTCGTCGCGGCGGGCTTCGCCGGCGCGGGGGTGGTGGACACCGGTCGGGGCGCCCCCTTTTGGACCCAGGCGTAGAGGGGTCCGCCGGGGCAGGCGGTGGCGTATCCGTCACGGTGGCCCTTGATCTCGGCTCCGGCCCCGTGCTGCTGGAGGAGGTCGATGCCGTCGCGGATCGCGCTGAGCATGGCGTCGTTCGGCTCGGTCAGCCCGGTCGATCCGACGAGTCCGAGGATCGCGTAGTGGGCGATGTTGAGCGGCTGGTTGCCGTTGGCACCGGTGCGGCGGCCGATGCCTCGGCCTTCGAGGAGGTAGCCGTGGGGGCAGGCGGCGTAGTTGTAGGCGACGTCGCTGTAGTTCTCGGTGGTGTTGGCGAGGTGGGACTTGCGTATCGCCTTCCACTCGTCGAGGCAGGCGTTGTGGTCGGCGAGGAGCTTGGTGCTGACAGCGGTGCCTTCGTAGTGGATCTTGACGCCCTTGGTGGTGGTCTGGGTGGGCGCGGCGGAGGCGGGCCAGCCGAGTTGTGAGCGGGTGACGAGCTTCATGCGTTCTCCCGACAGGTGTTTGACCTTTGAATCATAGGCTCTAAGTTCGATTATGCCTACGATTCCCAGGAGTTGGGGCTATGCTGCCCATGGGTCGTCCGCTTCACCGGACACCCCTGCGGCTGGCCTGGCCGTGCGGGTCTGGGCCAGCCGCCCAACCCGCACCCACCCGCACCGGAGGCGGACATGACCGCTATCGATTACGACCTGGAGTTCCTGGAGGACGGCCGCACCATCGAGCTGATCTCCATCGGCATGGTGTGCGACGACGGCCGCGAGTACTACGCGGTGAACTCCGAAATGCCCGTCGATCGCATCCTCAACCACCAGTGGTTGAGGGCCAACGTGTGGCCGAACCTGCCGCTGCGTGGCTACAAGCCCGCCCCGCAGATCAACGCCCTGCAGCAGAGCGACGGAGCCTTGGACAGCAGTGATACGCGAGTCCGGCCGAAGTGGGTCATCGCCAACGAGGTGCGCGAGTTCATCCAGGCGGCTGGGCCAGACCTCGAACTGTGGGCGAACTACGGGGCTTACGACCACGTTGCCCTGGCGCAGCTCTGGGGTCGCATGATCGACCTGCCCGAAGGTGTTCCGATGTTCACCAACGACATCCAGCAGGAGCGGTCCCGCCTGGGGCTCGCCTGGGACGACCTGCCCCAGCAGCAGAGCTGCGAACACAACGCCCTCGCCGACGCCCGGCACAACCAGACGGTGCGCCGCTGGCTCGCTAAGCAGTCGTGGCGAGGTGCGTCGTGAGCGCCGACGGCTCCACGTCTAACGTTCAGGGCCGTTGCCCAGCGTGCGGCGCCGCAAGCCTGTTCCTCGGTGAGGGCGGGCACGTCACCTGCTCGCGCATCGACTGCCCCGCACCAGACACGGCGGACATGCTGCTGTCCGGCGGCGAGACCGCCCTCGTACAGGCGCTGGGTGGCGACCGCAAGGCGCGCGTCGTCGCACACACCCTGCACTTCCACGGGTGCTCCATCTTCGACGTGCGCCGTATGACCGACGAGCAGTTCCTCGCCGTGCCAGGCATCGGCGCGGAATCCCTCGCGCGCATCCGGCGGGCTTTCCCGCCTCAGCCTCTCGGCAGATCCCGGGACGCACGCACACGCGCCGGTGAGGCGCTCGTCGCTCTCGGTCACCGGATACCCGAGACCTTCGCCAAGGGCCTGACCCGCGACGACTACAACCTTGCGAAAGTGGCGGTCAGGTCACCTGCCGATCGCAACCTGGGCCCGCCCCGCAGGTAGTCCCTGGCGGCACCGTCCTCGTGCACGCCAGCCTCGACGGCCGCGAACACCTGGAGGAAACATGAGCAGCACCTACTACGTCCTGTGCCTGCCCCACGATCCGGCGATCGTGAGCACCGAGCACCAGACGCGCGATGCAGCCGAAACCATCCGGACGGGAGGGGCCCTTCACCCCGGGTGCGACCTGGTCATCGAGAGAGTTTCTGGCGGCCCCGTTGAGATCGGCTGCCCTCCGGCCGGCTCTCGCGGCTCCGGCCCCCGCTGCTACCACCGGGACGTGGAGTGGACGGATGTGGAGTGGCTACGTCTTCTCCTGCGGGCGTACAACTCGGCCGACCCGAAGGTGGCGGACGCGGTACGGCGAGGCCGCTTCGCCTGCTGGCCCAAGGAGCGGGTCCACCGGCTCCGGGAGTCGCTCGGCATCGAAGACGAAGCGAGGGGGCGCCCGTGAGCCGCTGGGATGACCTGAGCGCGGGCGCGCGCCAGATGCTGGAGAACCTGAACGAGTTGGACCTCGCCGAGGTCGCGGCGTCTTGTTCGGCGGCGCTTCGGAGGGTCCGCGACCTGCACCGGCCTGTCGAGCACCAGGGCCAGACGATCTGTGCCGAGTGCTCCGCCTACGACGGGCAGGGCAGCACCGACCTGCCGCCCGTCGCCCACGACCAGTGCGGCACTCTGCGCGCACTCGACAACCCGGAGGCATCGTGACCGACTGCCCATTCTGCGAGATCGTCGCGGGCCGCGCCCCCTGCACTCTGGTCAGGGAGTGGGACGACGCCATTGCGTTCGTACCTCTCAACCCGGTCACGCCGGGGCACGTCCTCGTCATCCCGAAGGTCCACGTCCCGGACTTCACAACTGCCCACTACGTCTCCGCGATGACCATGCACCGGGCTGCCGAGCTGATGCAGGACTCCGGGCCCATGAACCTGATCACCAGCAAGGGGCGCGAGGCCACACAGTCCGTCTTCCACCTGCACCTGCACCTCGTGCCCCGGGTCGAGAATGACGGGCTCGCGCTGCCCTGGTACAGCGGCCGAGCCACTCAGGTGGGCTGCGGCCCGGAGTGCTCCGAGATGCACACCGAGACCGGGCGCTGCGAGATCGCGAGGCGCCAGTGACTGGCCGGCCGCTGACGATCGGCGACGTCATCCACGGGTTCGCCCACGGGGTGTTCGGCCGCGACCACTACCACTGCGTGCGCGTCGAAGCCGTCGGCCCGGACTGGATCGTCGCCCGCAACCCCGACGAACCGGACTGGGCGCCGTCCTTCGCCTCCGGAGTCCGCGAACTGGAACTCTGCGCGCAGGCCCGCGACGAGGGGCACAAGTCGCCCTGGGGTGAACCTGTCCAGCCGTGCCCGCTCGCTGGCAAACCGATGAGGCTGCCCCAGCCGCTCGCGGACGTCCTCTTCGCCGACGCCGACGGGAAGATCCTCCTCCACGGCACGATCATCGGGTCCAACGACGACGGCACCATCAGCATCCAGGGGAAGCCTCGCTCATAGCCGTTTGAAAGCTACAACCCGGGCTTCACGAGATAGACTTGACTGTGCCGGGCCTCCTTCCACGCGAAGAGGTCGTGACGTCACCAGAAGAGCCACCGCCACCTCCCGCAAAGTTGAGGTGGTGGCTCTCTGTTTTGGCCCTTCAGTCGTGTGCCACCCTCACGGTGAACCCCTGCCCGTAGGCGGCCCGGTACTGGTCCGGTGTCCACGCCCGCCCAGCCGCGAGGAACACCGGCTCGACCCGTGCCCCACCCGGCGCCGCGTCGTCAGCGACCAGCGCCCAGCCCACCACCGGCCCACCCGGCGGCACACCAGCAGTGTCCGCACCCGGCGGGGCAGACACCTCCACCACCCACCCGGCCTCCGCCGCCACCAGCCCCGACACCGATCCCACCGAGTACGGCCCGGCCGCCACCAACGCCGGCATCAGAGCTGGGTGATGGCGAGGTTCCGCCAGTACGGGCGCGTCGCCACATCAGTGACCGAGCCGTTCGACAGACCCAGGTAGCCGCCCCGGTACGTCGTGTCCGCGACCGCCCCCGTCGTCCAGCCGGCGCCGTCCGTCCGCTTCACCTCGACCGTCGTCGGGGTGACGTTGATCTGGAACGACATGGCGGTGTCGGCGACGGGCGCCGCCGTGGCGATCGTGGACCCGATCTGGGTGCCGGTCGTGGACCCAGCGGTGTGCCGGTACAGCTGCATCTGCCCGTTGCCGCGCAGCACCATGTGGTAGCCGCCGGAGACGTTGGAAGTGCCGAATCGGTAGGCGTCGTCCGACACCTTGCCGAAGTAGAAGCCGCCGTGGAGGGTGCCGTCGGCCGGCAGCACCTTGTACTTCATGTCGAAGCTGAGCCGGTAACCGCCGGCCCCGGCCTGCACCGGAGCGTAGGTCCCCAGCCCGTAGGACTGGTTGGGCACCGAGGCGACGCTGACCCAGCCAACGTCCGGGGACGGGGCGAACTGGAGGGCGTAGGTGCTGTCGTAGTCGATCGTCGGGGTCCCACCGCTCTCCTTCACCTGGAGGTCCCACCGGCTGGCCGTGCGCTGCGGCAGGGCCGTGGACACGTATCGGGGGTCCGACGCCATGATGCCCACGACGCCGAGCCCCGTGAGGCGGGCAACCTGGGAGCGCCGGTAGACGGGCCAGGCGAAAACCGGCTTGCCTCGGGCCACGACCTGCTGAACGCGGAGGTCGGTGAACGTCGTCTGGACACCCCAGTAGTCGACCAGGGAGTCCTTGCCGTCCATGGTGGCGTCGGTAGTGCCTGTGTCGAGGTACACCCACGTCCGGTAGTTGCGGCTCTTCGCCCACGGCAGGCTCGCCGTCCCAATGTGGGCCTTCCAGACGACGGACCTGGGTGCGTGCGGGTAGTACGTGTCGAGGAGCGTCTGGAGCGGCACCACGGCGTCGTTGCCCTTGGCCTCCAGCAGAATGATCGTCTTGCCGAGGAACTCGTCCAGCACCTGCCGAAGCGGCACCAACGGCTGCTCCGCCCAGCCGGCGCCCAGCATGGACCTGCTGGCCGTCAGCACCTGCTGACCGATCTCCTCCGTGGTGTAGCTGTTGACGTTCCCGGTGCGGTTCGTGGTCCGGTCCATCGTCGCGTCGTGGATGCACCACAACTCGCCGCTGGCATCGACGTTGACGGACACCTCCAGCGGGAACCCCTGCGCAGACGCAGCCCGGTAGCCGACCATCGTGTGCTCGGGCCGCACCATGCCCCCGCCGCGGTGGGCGAAGTACCGGGGGGCGAGCGGTGTGGCGCCCGCGAAGTAGGAATCGACCGTCTGGATAGCGGACGGCAGGTACAGGGATGCCGAACTGGACGCGGCAGCCGCGATCGCCTCGCTCTTCGCCGTGGTCGCCTTCGTGGCCGCAACGTCCGTCGCCGCGGCCAGGACGCCGTCGAGCTGGCCGGCGAACGCGGACGCCACATCGGCGGGAATCATTGCGTACCGGCGTCCGTAGCCAAAGTCGACGAAACAGGCGGTGGTTCCGTCGGGGCCGTAGAACGTGACTGCTCCGTCGACTGCGGCGACGACCGACGTGATGGAGCTGCCGGCGATGTCGGTGAGGTCGGTGAGCTGGGTGCCACCGGTGACAGCGTCCCAGACGGTGCCGGTGGCACCGGGCCGGAGCAGGAGCTGGTTGCCGACCCGCTCCATGGCGTAGTCGGAGGTGGATCCTCCGAAGAGGTGACGAGACACAGTTGGCGCCCTTTCAGGGTCAGACAGTCCAGTAGGAGCCGTCGATGGTGAGGACATCACCGGTACGGATGTTGAAGGGCTGATTCGTCAGCACGTTCAGGGCGTTGATCTCGGAGGAGATGCTGTTGCCATTCGACGTCGGGAACCGCAGCCGGGCGATCTTCGTAACGCTGTCCGTCGGGAAGCACATGGCGACCCCGACCGCAGACCCCTCGCCGTTGGACGACGTGAAGGACCAGCTGAAGAGCGACCGGTGCTGGCCGACGCAGGGCAGACCCGGTGGCAGCGTCACCTGGATCGGGTCCGGGTAAGCGGGCGGGTCCCCGGACGGCACGAGGTGGATCGTCAGATCGACCCGCCGGCCGACCGCCTGGTAGTGGCCCAAGTTCTGCGAGGTGGAGCCCCAGTTGATGGTGGCGGCCCCCGCGTTCCAGACGGGCGTGTAGGTGCTCTCCTCTACGCCGCTGGTGGCGAGCCACTTCCAGGCGGCGCCGTCGCCGACGTACAGGCTGGTGCCCTCGACGAGGAGACCGCCCTTGACGCTCGGGCGCCGGGCGCCGGGGATGCCTGGCATGGAGCCGCGGTCGGTGAACCAGCGCCGGTCGACCGTGTTCACCGCGGTGACCACCGATGAGCCGGCAGCCACGGTGCACTGGGCGAGAGGGATCTCGTAGTCGCCGTTCTCGTCTGCGGCGAGAGCGGGTGCGCTGGTCCCGCCGGTCTTGTAGTAGACGCGGACGGTCTTGCTGCTCATGCTGGCGCGGAGCACGACCATGTCGATGCGGGCGACGGACCCTGCGTTCGCGGTGACGGCGATGTTCTTGGTCGTGTCGTTGTTGTAGTAGAAGCCGTTCACGAACGCCTCACCGGCGGCGAGGGACACGTTGCCGGTGCCGTTTCCGGTGACCTTCAGCGTGGTGTCTGTCGGGTCGGAGGCGTGCACACCGTCGATGCCCCACCTGCGGGCCATGCGGGACCACTGGGACTGGGTGGCGATCGGGGAGCCGTCGAACGGCGCACTGAATTCAGCCATGTCAGGCGGCCTTCCTCGTCTTGAGCCTGCCCACGTCCTTCTTGACCCGGGCGAGGTACTGGTAGATGCGGGCCACGGCGCCGTCGCCATCGCTTGATCCGACCGCAGCCTTCACGGTGATGCCGTCCGCAGCGGTGGAGGTGAGCGTCACTTCGCGGACGACGTCGGTCATCCACGATTCGCGGACCCGCGCGGACACGGTGTCGCCGACCTGGTAGTCCCGCCCGTAACGGAGAAACGGGATGTCGATGGGGCTGATCGACAGCGAACCTTGGCCGGCCCCGGAGGTGAGAGCCTCTTCGGCGGCCTGGTCCATCTGTGCGGTCAGGTCCGCGGAGGCGGTGTCCACTGAGGTGAGGTCCACGAACTGCTCAATGACCAGACTGGGGAACAGGGGGTCCACCCGGTCGTAAGTCTTGCAGCTGCGCGGCGAGGACTGACCGCCGGCCACCACCAAGGCGCGGGTACAGGTGGGCGGGGTGGTGGTGTACGAGGCGTCGAGGAGGTTCCCGAGGCCGAAGCTAAACCGGGCGGTCCCGCTACGGTCGGTCGGCGCGTAGATCTGGAACTGAAGGTTCGAGCCGGCCTGGGTAACGCGGAAGCCGAGGCCAGCGGCGTTGGCGATTTCGGCGAGGACGGCGAGGAGCCCGTCGAACTGGTTGAGCTGCCTGGTCACGGCCGGGCCGCGGGCGCTGTCTGCCGCGAGGGTGAGGAGCGTGTTCCGGCGGGCAGTGAGGGCTCCGGGTCCGGCGTTCAGGTTGACGAGGGCCCGCATCGCCGTCTCGGCCTTCACCGCGCTGATCTTGTACACGGTGTCGGCCTGGGAGCCGATCGCGGCGGCCGGGTTGGGCCAGCACGTGTACTGGGCGAGGAGCGCGGTGTCGTCGACGCCGCCGACGGTGAGCTTCCCTGCGCCGCCGTCGGAGTCGGAGCGGGACCAGTCGACGGTGCGGATCGGCCCGGACAAGACCGTGTCGCCGACTGCGGTGCGGATGATGAGCCCGTTGCCCTCGATGAGGAGCCCGGCTTTGTCGGAGTCGGCGCTGATCTCCATCGTGTACGCGCCGATCGCGTTGAAGCGGGGTACGACAGTCAGGGTGGTGTAGTCGTCGACCTGCCCGATGCGCTGAAGTGCAGGGTTGCGCACGTAGACGCGGAGTGCGGTGTCGTCCATGGTGTCCTCCTCTCAGGCGGCGAGGTAGCGGGGCTGGTACGTCATGCGGACGGAGGTGACCGAGGTGGATCCGGCGACGGTCAGCGTGAGGTGGTTTCTGCCGGGCTCCAGGGGCCAGAGGGTGGAGTCATCGGAGAGGTTGGGCCACAGGTTCGTGACCCCGTTGAGGAGGGCGGTCTGGCGGCGTTCGCGGGTGTCGATGACGACGGTGTCCGTGCCGGTCAGCGTGCGGGTGAGGGCAAGGCTCTGTCCGGTGGTGGTGTTGGTGAGGGTGGCGTTGGTGGCCGGGCCCTGGATGGTCCACACGGGGTGGGCGTCGTCGTCGCCGTCGTTGTCGACGGTGACCGCGCCAAGCACCTGCGAGTCCCCGACGGTGAGCGGAAGGAACGGGAAGAAGTCCCCGCCGGTGCCGTTCTTCCATTCAGTGGTCACCTCGCCGCCGATCCAGTACGGGGAGGGTGCTGCGAACGTCAGCACGGTGATGCACCAGCGAGCGCCGGCGGCGTCGAGGGACTCGTCTCCCTCCATGCCGTCGGCGTAGAAGACGCCGATGCTGCGCGCGCTTCCGTCGGGCTGGGTGAGAGTGAGGGTGCCGGGACCCCGCTTCGGGTTGAGGGAGCGGACGAGGGTGCGCCGGCGGGCGAGGTAGGCGGCCCGGCTGTCCTGCGCCCAGAACGCCACAGGCAGGGTGATCGTCTTTCCTTGGGCACGGACCTGCCGCACCTCGTATCCGTCGATCCCGGGTGACTCGTCCTGAGCCATGGCGTAGGACGGCATGTCCAACCCCCGGGCGCCGGGCTGGACGACCCAGCCGTTCTCCCAGTCGGTCAGCATCGTCACCATCCCGGCCGGGTCGGTGAAGGAGACCGTGGGCATCTCGACCAGCCTCTGCGGCCATTCCCACGGGGCACTCGGGTCCGTCGGTGTGACCGTGGGTGTGACGAGGATCGGCATGTCAGGCCCCCACTACGGCGGTCCGGTGGAGCATGTCTTCCGTGGCGAGGGCGTCGAGGATGCTGCGGCGGGACGCGACCTCTGTGGTACGGGCGTTGTAGTTCAGGACCCGGTCGCCGCTGGTGTTCGTGACGGTGCGCGTCTCGGTGCGGGCTACGGTGGCCGCGGCCGTCGAGCGGACGGTGCGGGCCATGGCAGCGGCAGCCTGTGCGGCCTGCGGAATGGTGTCACGAACGCCACTGGCGTAGCCCAGCCCGGTGAACCGTCCCAGCGCGTGTAGCACCCTTGAGGGCGACTTGATCTGGAGCTCTTTTTTGATCGTGGACTGGACCTTCTTCGCCAGGTCCGACATCGCTTTCACGATCGCCGACTCCTGGGCGACGAGCCCTGACAGGAAGCCCTTCCCGGCCTGCGTCCCGGCGTCGTACATGGCGTTCGCCGCGGACTGCCCGTAGGAGGTGGTGGCCTTCCCGATCGCCACCTGCGTCGCATTGATCGACTTCAACTGGGCGTCGGTCGCCTTCACGAGGGCCGCCGCATACGGTGCGCCTTGGTCGGGGCCGGCGGCGATGATCTGCCCGATGAGGTCCTTCGACAGGCCGCGCTTGCCGAGGGTGGCGAGGTTCGCACCGAATGCTTGCAGTTGCCCGAGGCGGACCTGGAGGCCGCTCAGGATGCCGTCCGCGCCGAACGGCAGGCCAGAGCTTGGCAGGCTGGTGAGGGCCGCGAACCCGCTCGCGTTCGCGGCGGTGTCCGTGGCAAAGGTCTTGGCGTCGGCGATCTTCGCGGAGAGGGCGTCCCTCTGCTTCGACAGTGACTGGAGCTGGGTGGACTGCGCCTTCAACGCGGTGATCAGCTTGTCGTCGAGGGTGGTCTTCACACCCTTGAAAGCGGTCCTCACGGCGGTCGCGACCTGAGTCATGGCGGAGCTGATCGCGGACGCGGTGCCGGTGAGTTGCTTGAGGAAGTCGCCGCCAACGGACGCCCGGATCGGCCCGGTGTCGATGGACCGGCCGCCGACCCGGATGACACCGCCGGTCGCGTACCCGACCGCGCGTCGGAGCCCGGTGCTGATCTGCACGCCGCCGCCGACGATGCCGCCCTGGGCGTACCCGCCGATCCGGCTGTACGCCGCGGACAACGACCCGTACCGACGGAGCGCGTACCGCATGGAGGCGTAGATGTTCGCCATCGGGTCGATCGAGACGCCGTACAGCTTCGGTCCGGTCTTGAGGTACTTGCCCGCGAACGCCTCGAACGTGGGCTTGATGACCTGCATCAGTCCGACGGACGGGGTGCGGTTGATCCAGTTGATGTCGCTGCGGTTGACGGCGTTGGGGTTGCCGCCGGACTCCTGGTTCATGCGGCGGAGCGTGGTGTTGACCAGGCTGAGGGACTGCCCGACCTGACCGAGGGCCTGCGTGACAACACCCCGGAACCGCTCAACACCTGCGCCGGCTTCACCGCCCGTCCCACCTTCGAGGTAGCGCATCGGGTCGACTGCGGTGCCGTTCAGCCGGGCTTCAAGGTGGAGATGGGGGCCGGTGACGTTGCCGGTGGCGCCGACCTTGCCAATGACTTCGCCGCGGGTGACGTTGTCGGTGGCCTTGGCGATCATCGCCGACATGTGCGCGTACAGGGACGACAGCCCGTGACCGTGATCGATCTCGATGTGCTTGCCGTAGGGGCCACCGGAAGTGGCGGTGCGGACCTGACCGTTGTCGACGGCCCGAATGCTCGTTCCGGTGGCCGCGGGGAAGTCGAGGCCGGTGTGCCGGCCGTTGGACCACATGAGCCCGGCCTTACCGAACGGGGTGCCGTAGGCCCCGTCGACCGGCTTCAGCCACTGGCCGGTGCCCTCGACGATGTCCTTACCGCGGATGTAGTCGACGACCCGGTTGATGAGTCCGATCGGCGCCTGCCCGATCATGCCGGGCCAAGTCCCGGTGTTCGCCCCGAGGGCCTTGGTGATGCCCTTCTTGACCGGGGAGAGCGCCGATGCGGCAAGGTCGGCGAGGCCGCCTCGGGCGATGCCGGCGCCCTTGTGGAGGACGCTGCCCACGGCGTTCGTGATGCCGTCGAAGATGCCTCCCTCAGCGAAGCCGCGGAAGGCGCGCAGGGAACGTCCCTGCATGGCGGCCTGGTTGACGGCGTGGAGGCGGGCCCGCTCGTAGGGGTCGCGCATCGCCTCGGAGACGTATACGCCCTCGCCGCGGCGCATGGGTACGAGTTGGTCGTCGCCTTGCCGCCAGCTGCTGTACCCGGGCAGCACGCCGCCGCGCGCGAACCCCTTCGGGAGGGACATCGACTTGAGTTCGGAGATGCCCGGAATCTTGGCGGCGGTGGCGTTCCAGACCTTCCGGATACCGCCGTTGTAGACGGTCTCGATCCAGAAGCGCACGGGGGCCTTGACGAGAGCCTTGAGCCCGTCCCAGACCTTGCCGATGCCCTTCTTCAGGGTGTCGAAGGCACTCGTCAGCCCGTCAGCAAAGGTGTCGAAGCCCTTGCGGACCTGCCCCCATGCGGCGGAGGCGATGGACTGGACGTTGCCCCACAGGCTCTGCCAGGCCCCGGCAACCTTGTCCTTGATCCAGTTGAAGATGCGGAGCGCGTCGTCGCGGAGGCTGGTGAACCACTTGATCGCACCGTTGACGATGTCGGGGATGATGCTGTGGCCGAGGAGGATGTCGTACAGCCACTTGAACCCGGCAACGATCTTCTCAGTCAGCCACTTCACCGCGTCGACGCCGGGCTGGATGTCGTCGCGGAGGTCCCGCATCGACTTGACGAGCATCTGCATCGCCGGGATGACGATGCGGAGAATGACCGCGGTGGCAAGCTGCGTCATCAGCATCGTGAACTGGATCAGCGGCGGGAGCAGCTGGAGAATCGCGGGCAGCAGCGCGATCAGCGCCTTGGTGCCCAGCAGGGCGAGTTGCGGCAGCAGGGGGGCCAGCGCGACGAGGATGTCACCGATGGACTGGCCGAGCTGCACCAGGGGCGGCACCAGCATCGGGATGACTGGCAGCAGCTCCTTCAGCACGCGCTTGAAGGACTCGGCGTACTGATCGGCCAGCTCGCCGATGATCGCGGACAGGCCCTCGATGACGGGGCTCAGGACCGGACCGAGCATCCCGGCGATCTGCGTAACGACCGGGGCAAGGTCGGCGAAAACGGCGATCAGCGTGTCGAAGACCGGCGTCAGAAGCGGCAGCAGGTCGCCAATCAGGGTCCCCAGAACCGGGAGCAGCGGGGACACGGCCGTCACCAGGGCGATCACCGCTTTGGTGGCGACGAGGAGGACTGGCCCCAGGGCGGTAGCTACGGGGAGCAG